GGTCTTCCACAAATGGCCACTCGCACTGAGCGTCGAACGCCCAGGCGGTGATCCCTCCAAGATGCTTCAAGGTCTGGTAGACCAGCGTCTCCGCGTCAGGCATGACGGGGGCATGGTCAGGGGCAGCGGTCATCGTCCATACCTCGCTCTCGCGGATTCAAGAGCGGGGCCGAGGTGAGGCTGAGCGCGACCACGGCTGGTGCCGAACTCCACGAACATGGCGTAGTCGACATTCGTGCCCACCACTGCGTTCGGGCGGTCCTCTGGGCGAGCCAACTGCGTGGCGTAGGAGCGGCGCAGGTTGCCAGTGTCAACAGGGCAGCGCATCTTCGTATCGCGCTCGATCCTTAGAGCTACGGAGTTCACCATCTGGCTGGTGGCGACCTTCAGGGGCATCGTGTTCGTCCACACGAACTTGCTAGTCGACATCGGACACCTCCGACAGTTCGCACACCCAGCAGTCGAGATCGCCAGACGGGCGGGGATCCTCCACCAGCCGAGCCGACTGGACACGCCAGGTGTGACCCCGTGTCTCCAGCAGGTCGCCAGGGAAAACTTCGGCAGTCAGGTAGGCGGTCCCCAGGCGGCGATGAGCGGGATCTGCGGGGCCGTAGCCGCCACCTTCCGTGGCCCGAGGGTCATCGGCAGGGGCAACCTCTTGCAGCGTCCCAGCGACAGTGCCAACGACAGTCGTGGCCTGGTCCTCAGCCCAGCCGTGATCGTCCAGGGTCCGCGAAGGGCGGATCACCTGGAACGAGTCACGCTGGATCAGGACGGTCATGAACTACTCCGTCACCACGGGTGCGTCAGCGGGAATCTCGTCAGCAGCAGCGACCGTGAACGGCACAGTGTTCGACTTCGCATCAGACCAGCCGACAGCCAGCGTGTGAGCGCCAGCGGCGACAGTCGCCAGGTTCAGGTTGAACGAAGCGGCAGTCGAGGTGATGCCAGTAGCGGCTCCGACATCGGTGCCATCGAGGTACACCTTGAGGCCAGACGCGAACAGCGTGCCAGCGAACGTCACGGCAACCGTGCCACCCGTGACACCCGAGTTCGGGGTGACCGTGGTCAGGGTCGGCTTCGCGTGGGCGACAGAGACCGTGCGGCCATTCGACAGGACCGAGTTAGCGGGGACGCCGACCTTGAACTCGTAGGCCGTGAACGGCGCGTACTGCGACTTCGGCAGGGACACCGTGGCGCTGGTTGCTGACACGAACGTGAACGGCACAGAAGCACCCGTGCGGGTCACGGTCATGTTCGGCGTGAACTCCGTGCCAGCGAGGGTGATCACCATCGGGTCGGTGATGGACTCCCAAGCGGGAGCAGCAGGCGTGACAGACACCATCGTCGGGTTCGTTGCGGTTACGACCAGGTTCTTCGCTGCGGTGAACGTCTCACCCGTCATGCCGACCTGGATGGTGTACGTCTTGGCGACAGAGATCAGCGAGCGCGGCACGGACAGGTGCATCTCCGTAGCGGACACGAACGTCATCGACCGCAGGGCCGTGCCGTTGTCAATGTTCGCCACCATGCCGTCACGGAAGTTCGTGCCCTTCAGCACCACGATGGTCGGGTCAGCCATCATCTGACGGTTGATCGACGCGGGGGTCAGGCTGGTCAGGGTCGGGTCAGCAGGCGGGGCAGGCGGCGGCGGGGTAGCAGCCGACACCAGGATCGTCTTAGGCGTGGACAGGACTCCGACATAGCCGACCTGAATCTGGAGCGCCGAATCGGGTGTGAACGTGTTGGCGGGGGCGGTGAACGTCACCTCGGTCGCGCTAACGAACACCACGGAACCGACATGGGCGCCGTTGATGAACACGAACTGGTCAGCCTTGAACCCTGAACCGTTGATCGTGATGACAGTCGCGGAGCCAACAGCGTCACCACTGACCACGCTGGGCGTGACGGTCGTGATGTTCGGAGCAACCTGAGCCGGCGGCAGAATCGGACCAGTAACACCAGACGGCACGATGCGGTCAGGCAACTGGATCTCGTAGTCCTTCAGCGTCGGCTGGTCGGGGGCGAGGTACGGAGTCATGCCGTAGTTCGGAGAAGCTGCGGTCACGTAGTCGCCGTGCGAGTCGTAGCCAGGGATCGGGGTCGTGCCGTGGCCGTCATTCAGGGCGTCAGGGTCCACCGACACAACAGCGGCCTTCGTGGTCTTCTTCGCGGTTGCCATCAGTAGTTCTCCAAGTCGTTCGGGCCAACGCGGCCAGCCAGAAGGTTGATCTGCGCCATACCTGTTTCAGGCATGGACGGTGAGTCGTATGTCCAGACGTACATCGGGTCTGCATCCCAGCCCCAGCGGTAGCCGACAGCGACATTGACGTTGTGCCCACGAGCACGCGCCCGATGCCAGTTGGCCCGAGCGAACGCAGTCGAGGGATTCATGCCAGACGAGGACGAGCCATACGCCTGCGAGGTCGTGTAGGTGATCGTCTGCGAGCCAGTCGTCACGGACTGGATCTCGCCTCCAGCGATCACTCCACCGCCAGAGCCAGAACTTCCACTATCGCCCAACTCAAGCGTGGCAGCGTAATACTCCCAAGCCTCAGCAGCGGCTCCGTGGTTGTCCATCGGGTGCTTGGCTGCGATCTCGTCCTTGACTTCCTGCGGAAGATCAGACGGCATCCAGTCCTGAGGCGCACCCATGACGGTCCTTTCTTAGGTCAAGCGAGGTGGTGAGCGGGGGCTGGCCACGGGGGGCACAACCAGCCCCCACTCACCGATTCGGGTTCCCGTACTACGGGGTTACGACCACGGGCTTGAGCGCCGCGATCGGGAGTGCGCCAGTCGGGTTCTCCAGGCTGGCGGGGTTCGCCAGGGTGAAGCCCACGCGCATGACCGCACGGATCGCGATCGAGTCGCGCTCTGCGAGGTTGCCGAAGCCCGTCAGGGAAGCCTGATCGAGGATCTTGGTCTTCACGTCGGAGCGGAGGCCGATGATCGCGCACGAGTCATCGACTGCAATGGCGTCAGCCTTGGTCTTGTCCCAGCCGAGCGGGTAGGCAGCAGGCACGCCGTAGATCGAACCGATGTTCGGGTTGCCCTCGGTCGGAACGTAGATCGGTGCGCCGTTGCCGTCCTTCTGGCCACGGAGGACCGAGCGGAGGCCACGCGAGGCGAAGACGTCGGTGACGTCGTTGCCGACAGACTCGACTGAAGCGAACAGGCTGTTCATGTCGTCAGCGATGTTGCCCGTGCCAGTGACCGTGGTGGCTGCGCCGAACAGGCCGCCAACAGGGAACGTGGTCGGTGCGCCAGTGCCGAAGAACACGGCTGCGTCGAGGACGCGACCGAACTCCTGGACGATGAGGTCGATGGTGCGGCCCACAACGTCGATCGAGGCGTCAGCGATGACGTTCTCGTCGATCGGGATGATGACCGCGATCTCCTCGGCGGTGATCATCTTGCTGGCCCATGCGACCTCGGACTGCGGCTTGACGGCCTGCGATGCGTTCAGGAACGCGGCAGTCGGCAGAGCCGAGAGGACGGGGATACGTGCAACCGAGGTGCCCATCGGGACGACGGTCAGGTTGCTGAGTGCTGCGCTGCGCTTGGGCAGTGCGTTGATGAGTTCGCCTGCAAGAGCCTCGTCAAAGAGTGCTTCTGCGTCGGCGCGAGTGATGCCGTCTACGGCCATGGTGGTTCTCCTTGTGAAAGGCCCATGCCGCGAGGCGGATTACCCCTTGGCGATTAGGCGCAACAGATCGTTCGGGTTGTGCTTTGCGTCGGGAGTCGGGGCTGCTTGGCCCTTCTTGGCATCCGTCTTGGTGCCAGAAGGCTTCAACATGCCCTTCATCTTTTCTGCGTCCTCGCGCAACTCCTCCTCGGTGGAACCGACGAGTCGATCCGCGAAATCTGCGGGCAGCCCCTCAGCGAGAGCGATCCGATACTTGAGAGCTGCGACCTGGGCGGCTTCAGCGGAGGCGAGTGCCTGAGCGAGAGCCTGTTCCTTGTCGGCTACTGCATCGGGTGACACCATCTGCTCGATCTGCTTCTTCAGATCAGCAAGTGCCTGGGCATCCTTCTTGGCTCGGCCTTCCCACTTACGGGACTCGCGCTGCCAATCGGTGCCATCACCCTGCGGTGCGGCTGGCGTCTCGATCTCGCCCTGCGGCTGGTCTTGCGTTACTTCTTCAGAACCCTGCGGCTCGGTGTCCATTGTGCCTCCCTTGGTCATCATTGTCTACTACAGACACACACATTGTCTACTCGCGTTCTTCGCGTGTCGCGACGGCTAAGACCCGTGCCTGCCATTTCGGTGCTAGTCGATCGAAGTCCAACTCGGACGCCCAGACGGCATCACGGAACTCGCTTGCTTCTTCACCCGAAACTGCAATGGCGTGCGCTGCCGAGCGTGAGTACGTTGCTCTATCCACGGACTGTCACCATCTCTCGATTCAGGATCACCAGGTATTTCTCGACTCCATCGCCCAGCGGGTCAACGACAATTGCGTCATAGCCCCTGAGAATCGCCCAGGTCGACGGATCGTCCAGCAGGTAAAGGATCTTCTTCTCATTCGGGTGGCCATCGAACTTTGCCTTCATCCCAAACTTCCAGGCACGCCAGTTGGCGCCCTCATCCGTGTTCAGGATGTCAACGATCTTGGCGTCGGGGCTAAGCCGTGCTTCCAGTAGCCCAGCCTTGCCGTATTCAGCGACAACACTGCTCCTGCTTGTACCGAAGTAGGTGCCTGACCCGTAAGTGCCGTTCGGGGTCCAAGGGTCGCCGTTCTTGAACTGGTCGAAGTAATCGTCAGCATCGCCATTGACGGCTCGGTAGATCTTCTCCCCAGGAACGCTGTCCCAGTCCTTACTAACGACCTTGGGCTTGCCGTCCATGCCAGTGGCCTTCAGCAACGCCAGGGAGTTCTGGTTGGCCATTCCGTACTTGGCGTAGGAATCTGGGGTCATCGCCAGGATCTTGTCTATGTCCTTGGCGAAATCGAGGCTTTCAACCTCAGCCTTCGGCTTCTTATGCCAGGACGTCCACCCACTAGAACTGGTGCGGAGTTCGACGTCGTTCATCGAGGTCCCAGGGAACGGGTCATACCTGTCTCCATAGGCGACATTGGCTGCGGCCTCATCCATCAGGACTGGAACGACCACGCAGGTGCAGTTCGGGTGGCGGTACGTGTCGGTCTGGGACGTCCACACAGAGCCATGCAGGGCACGGCACACATCACAGGCTCCAGGGCGAGCAACCCAGCGCCAGCCGTGCAGGATCCCCTGAGCAGCGGCCTCTCGGTACGTCATCAGTGAGGACTGGTCATACGCCCTGGCGAGGACAGTCCTGGCGATCGTGACCGACCTGGACTGGCCATCAAGGAACGACGGCTCCAGGGACTTGGCGATTCTGACGGCCAGATCCTTCGGCGACTCGCCTACAGCGACAGAGGTAGCAACGTCAGTCACCAATCTGGCCTGTACGTCAGTTGTCAGCCTGGAGAAGTCGCCAGTCAACTCACCTGAATTGCCAGCAACTACTTGAGCTACGGCCTGCTGGTTCGGAATGTTCGCCCACCCAAACTGCTCAGCGGCTTCTGCTGCGGACTGGACGACATGCTTGGGCAGAGCGTCAAGGGCTGCCTTGAGCGACAGGTCTGAGGCATCTGAGGCATAGACCATGGCCCCTGCGGTCATCTGGGCCAGATCGTCCGACATTGGGCGAAGCACCTTCACGGCGGCTACCAGGGAGCGAACCTTGGACAACTCCGTGGGAGTCAGCGGGTCATTGCCTGCTGCGGCCCGAGCAGTCCACTTGCGTAGGTCTGCCTCTAACGCCCTGTAGACGTCCTCCCAGGCTTGTACCGCCTCCCGTTGAGGTGCAGGAGGAGCGGCAGCAATCACGACTGAGGCGTCTGCGTTGCCGTGTTCTGGCTAGGCGGCTGTGCAGCCAGAGTCGGATTCGATAGCAGGGCTGCGGTCTGGGCAGCCATCTGAGACTGCTGCGAGTTGACCTTGGCCTCCACGAGCACCGTGGCCTCGTTCATCTCGTCAGGCGTGAAGCCGAGGTACTTCTGGGCTGCGATCTGCCACGGGATCCCTGCCGACACCAGGGTCGAGACGACCTGGGCGTTGGAGAGATCGTTCTGGACCACGACGTCACGCCACACGGGCTGGGCCTCGATGCCGAGAAGCTGGAGAGCGGCCTCTAGTGACTGACCGAACTCACGCTGGTTGTCGTGCAGGCACTCCGTGAACGGTCCCTCGTCAGCCTTGATCGCCTCACCTGAAGGCGTGGCACCTGGGTTCACCCGCATGTGGCGAGGCAGGCAGGCAATCGTGAACAGGGCGTCGACCTCAGCGTTCTTGGCGTTGTCGTAGTTCGACAGGTCGGAGGCAGTCATCTCCTGGACGCGGGCTTGGCCCTCAGCGTCCCCTGGATCAAGGACGATGGCGTGGTCAGGCTGCTGGCGAACGACATACGGGTCGATCTCCTGGCGGGTGAAGAACACGCGCTGGCGGAAGGCGGACGTCTCAGCGACCACGAACTTGTTCGCCGTGATCTTGTTGATGCGGTCCTGGATCGGGCTGATCTGGTCCATCAGCGGGGCTCCTGCGTACCCGAACGGGTTCACGGGGAACACTGGCACGCGGTCGAAGCCGTGCGCCTCCTCAGGATTCTCGGGGTCTGGGGCGAAGTCAGCACCAGAGGGAACGCGCTTCTTCTTGACGGTCCCCTGGCGTGTGGCGACACCTACCGTTCCCTGGCTATTGGCGACGTAGCGGTACACCGTCGTCTCATCCCACAGGACGATTCTCCAGCGGTCGTCCTCCATGTACGCCTTGCCAGCCCAGGCCACACCCATCCAGTCGTCAGGGTCGGGCTCGGCGTAGGTCAGCGTGGCGGCGTTCGCGGTCACGGAGCCGTCAGCGACCACCAGGTAGGCAGCACCATGCACCAGGCCCCAGCGGTAGAAGACGTCCTGGCGTTGCGGGAAGCCGCCTTCATTCCAGATCTGCTCAGCGGAGGCGGCACCAGGGCCATCCCATCCCTCGATCTCCAGGCGGTTCGTGCGAGCGTTGACGGCCAGCCCGCAGTAGTTCTCCGTCAGGGAGTCGGCCAGGTTCTTGAACGTCTCACGCAACTTCGGCGTGACGTAGATCTTCGGATGGTTGCCGCTGTAGTACGCCCATCGGGCTGCGAGCAGGGGATTCTGCGTCTTCGCCAGGGTCTTCTCGATTGCGTCTGCGTGACTCTCTGGCAGCACGGCATCCTCCTAATGTCCACTCGTGATGAACATACTATCTGCTATCAGGTGCTAAACGCCTGCACTGCGCCAGGTGTCTTCTTGAAGCCCAACTCCGTGCAGGCCCACACCAGGGCATCGAGGCGGTCGGGGCTCACCGTGTCGGAGGGCTGCCACTCGGTCATCTGAGTCTCCAGTTCGGGGAAGACTCCTACGTGGTGGACCTTGCCCTGCTCGTAAAGAGCTGCGACGGGCTCCGCACGCAGTTTCTTGCCCTGGCTGGCCTGGACCTTCCTGACATTGGCGTTCGGGAGCACCGTCTGGATGATCGTCTTATGCATGTCGCCACCCTGGTTCGTCTCAACCACGATGGCGTCGGCCTGGACCCGCTCGTACTCCATGACCACTCTGCGAGCCCATCCGTCAGGACTGGCCTTCAGGGAGACGTCGTTCTCGATGTAGACATGGCCGCTCCTGGTCACGGCAGCCGTGATGATGCCCGTCTCAGCCGAGTGCTCGGCACTGGTCACGGCGGGGTCTACTGCCACGATGCGGCGAACCACGTCGTCTGGCGTGGCCGTGACCCTGAAGTCCTCGATCATGCTCCAGGTCCATAGAGCGCCTTCGACGTCGAGGAGCAGTTCTCCGTACAACTCCTGCCTGCCGAGGCGGGTTCCCTCGTAGCGGTGCTTCATCTCAGCGAGGGCCTGGGGCGACAGGTTCAGGGCGTTGTCGAACGTCGATCCCCTGGTGACGTACACCGAGCCGTCAGTACGACCCATCCAGTCCTTCAGCAGGGGCAGCGGCTTGGGCGTGGTCGTGATGATCGCCCGTGGCTTGGCTCCATCGGAGGTCAGCGTTCTCAGGGCGGGGCTAATGCCCTCGTCCCAGGCGCGCTGGATGTGCCGCCACTTGGCGATCTCGTCTAGCCATGCTCCTGCGAGGTTCAGTCCTCGACCGACGTCAGGGTCATCTGCGCCGTTGACATGGATCTTCTGGCCCTCTGGCAGAGTGATCATCATCGGGGCCTGGACGTAGCGGTACTCGATGCCTCTCCTGCGGAGGACATTCAGGATCCCCGAGGGGCCTTCTACGAGGACCGACCTGGCATCAGGCTTGGTCTGGGCGAAGGCAGCCCACTCAGTCGGGTGACCAGCGGTGTCCTTCGGGCTGTTCAGGGCTGCGTCGACGATCCACTCCGAGCCCGTGCGGGTCTTCCCCCAGCCACGGCCACTCAGGATCAGCCAGATGTGCCAGTCACCAGCAGGAGCCATCTGCTCAGGGCGAGCAGCCACCCACCAGTCTTGAGCTACGACGGCATCGAGGGTTCTGGCGTCTAGGGCGTTCAGCCACTCCCTGCGAGCATCAGGGGCGAGGAGAGCAGCCTTCTCAAGCAGACTCGGAGCCACGCGAGGCAATCTCCTCAAGCAGGGCAGCAGCCTTGGCGCGTTCTGCACCCAGGTCTACCTGGACTGCGCCACCTTCGGGGCCAGAGATCTCCTGGCGGTCCAACTTCCCCCAATGGCGAGGGCGACTGCGTTCCAGGTGCCATGCGGCTGCCTGCCAGTTGGTCAGACCTGCCTTCTGGATGATGGCGACGGTCCTTACCTCGCTTCTTGCCTGGGCCTCGCGTGTGGCGTCCAAGAAGTCCGAGTAGATCTGTCCATTGGGTATCGAGATCTCCTCTCCCTTGTCGAGTTGTTCTTGAACTTCGCGGCCCTTGGCGAGCCAGTCGAACAGGGTGCTGCGGCCTACCCCTGCATAGGCGGCGGCAGTCTCCAGGTAGTTCCCACCGAGGATCGCGTCGATGATCGTCTGCTGGATCTCGGCGTTCAGTAACTTGGGGATTCTGCCTGTATGTCCACTCATAATGATCATTCT